CTTTCGCCCCCCCTCTGTTGTCCGTCCGCTCTACTACACCTTGGAGGTTCTATGACTACTTCGAAAAATATCATTAGGAACGATTATCCCTCTCTTGAGGGTCGTTCGCCTGATGATTACACTCCTCGTCAAAAACGAGTTGCGTCCGTTGCTTTCATAGATACCTTTACTGGTGTCTGTGGTAAAGATCGGATGACACGGGTAACCTTGCTCCGGAAGAATGGTACCTTTAAAACTATAGCAATTAAGCTCACGGGTAAAGAGAAATTCCTTATCAATGAGTTGTTGCTTGAGTTTTTGGAGGCCCGTCGCTCGTCAAAGCGTTCTACGTCTGAGACCTTGAGTCGTGATTGGCTCAAGTCCCCATACGCTCCCGCTAGGACTGACGATTCTTCTGAAGTTTAGGTCGTTTTAACCTTCTCTTTGCCTTTGGGCACACCTAGAGACTCATATGCCATACAGTAAAACTACTCCGCGTCAAGTGCGCGCTATCCGCCGACATCGTAATTCTAACGTTAACACAGGAGGCGAGTGGTCCGATTGGACTAACGCAGTCGCTTTCAGCGAAAGCTGGAACGACTCTGTTACCTATGGTGACTCAACTCGCAACTGGCGTGCGTTAGTACGTGCTGGTGGTAATGCTACCACTGACGCTGTAGGGGAGGTTCGCGAACTCACTCTCAATGATGGATCTGTCCATTATGAGGATGAGCCAACGGGCCTTCCACATCTGCATGTCAGAGAAGAGGCGATTGGTACCCTACTTGCTGTAGGGTTCCCGTCTTCCCTTCTCACCATGAGTCTCGATAGTGCACGGAATCAGGCACTGAAAAACTACTACTCGAACTTGGCTGCTGAGGCGTCTCGCTTTAAGGGCTTGACGTTTGCAGCGGAACTTGCTGAGAGTCTTAGGATGATCAGAAATCCCGCCAAAGCTTTACGCCGGGGTGTCTCGGATTACCTATCCCACCTCAAGAGAGGGGGACGGTTGCCGAGGCACCGTCGGCCTAGCTTTGTTAGGGAAACCTGGTTGGAGTACGCTTTCGGGTGGCGTCCCTTGATTAGCGATCTGGATGGGGCAATGAAGCAATTCTTCTCGAACAACACCGCCCGGACTGTCTTCAGTCTGGTAAAAGGTAGTGGGCGAGAGGTTAAACTTCAAAGTTCTTTCATCCATAGCAATCCTGTGACCGCCTCCTGTTATGCGCACGCGCTCTACACGGAAACCGAAGAGGCTTTCGTGCAGTACTACGGTATTTACCGTGGTTCCGCAAATGGATCCCAAGACAATCATTCCTATGGCTTTTCGCCATGGGAGATAGTCCCAACGATCTATGAGGTCATACCTTACTCCTTCCTAGTTGACTATTTCACCAATATTGGTGCGATAGTTGAGTCGTGGAGCTATTGTTTCCTCCGAGGTGACTGGACCTCCGAACTTGTTCGTCGTTCGGCTAAGCTGAAGACGAGCAATGAGGTTTTGTTCTTTTACCCCGGACTCGGAAATGGTAGTATCAACGGCTCTCCTGGTTCCATGGCGTCGGAACGTAAGACATTCACACGTACAAGATCGGTTCCACTTGAACTTCCTTCCTTTGAATTCAAGTTGCCCGGCTTTACGTCGCAGTGGGTCAATATTTTGGCCCTCAGCAAGAATGTCCGAAACGTTCAAGACATTTTGGCGTCCTAAACCAACGCTTAACCTTTACTTTGAGGGTAACCTCATGACTTGGTCTCCTGATTCCTTGATCACGGGTGCTACGCAGACAAATCTGACGACGCCAACGTATACGTTGGCTGCAGATTTGGCTCCGGATGCGAACTCGCGCCAGTATGTTGTAACCGCTTTAGGCGGTACCCAGACCGGCGTTCGGTCCTCTGCCGCAGGTGATCCGTTCACGGCGACGATTCGTAAGGACAAGACCTACAAGGTCTTGCCCCCGAAAAATCCCGTTAACGGTAGCTACGGCAACGTTCCGAAGAATAAGACGGAAATCCTCGTTCGGAAAGGTGTTTACATCGACAGTGATAACACACTCCAAACCGCGAACCTGCGAATCATCGCAGAACTCCCGGCCGGGTGTGAAGCCACTGACCCTGCAAACATTCGAGCGATGTGTTCGTTTGCCATCGGTCTCATGACTGAAGAGTCACAAGATTATGGCGACTCACTCATCCTCGGCGTCATCTAAGCGACCTCGCAAGAGGGTGCGAAGACGACGTCTTCCGATAATGACAGTCTTTCTGGCTGTCGCCATCTATGCAGTTGGGTCTTGGCTTGGCTTCAGTTTTCTAACATTTGAAGCCTTGCTTGACCTTCTGCGATAGATGGAAGGTTCCATCTTATATGAGGTATGCATCTTATGGGCGTTGACCCTTATGCTCTTTACTCTCGCCTTCGTTCAGATCTACGCGAGGCTATCAGCCCTGCCAGCTACGATCGCATTGTAGCCGGCGAGATTGATTGGCCTGGTATCTCCTTTAGGGAGCGTGCAGCTTCGTCAATTCATGAAAGCTTTCTCAAGAAACTTGAGACTGGCCTTAACGATGAGACGAAAGCGCGAGCCCTTTCGAAGTTTCTTGCAGTGGATTCCCGCTGTAAGACTTGGGAGAGCAGGAAGGACGGGAAACCGGGTGACGATTACCTTCTGGGGGAATTTAAAAATTCTCTTTGGAGGTTTTGGCACGTCGGTATCAATCCGTTGGTGGATCACCCCTACGACATCCTCGAACGAGGGGGTGTTGGACCAGGTGTCTCCATAAAAAGTCCTGGGAATGACTTTTATACGAAGTTGTTCTCTTCGAACCTGTCCTGTACTGATCTTTCCTTGTACAATTGGTACAAGCGCTACATCCGTGGTTTCCCCGAATGGGCGAATGCTGAGGCGACTCGGCTTCTCACCTATGGTGAGCCCAGTGTAGTGGAAGGTAATCGTTTAAGCTTCGTACCGAAGAATGACGATATTTCGCGGAGTATTTGCACGGAGCCTACGCTGAATATGTTTTATCAGCTGGGTTTTGGTGCTATACTGAGTTCTCGGCTGCGTGATTTTACAGGTATAGACCTGGAAACACAGCAGTTCAAGAATCGCGAATTGGCCAGAAAAGGGTCCTTAGATGGGTCGTTCGCAACGATCGACCTATCTTCGGCGTCCGATTCTATCTCGCTGAAAATGCTGCATGAGTACTTACCCCCCGATTTCTATCGGTGGTTAGTACGACTTCGCAGCCCTACAACGAGACTCCCTGACGGGACGCCACACGCACTCGGTATGGTATCTACAATGGGGAATGGTTATACCTTCCCTTTGCAGACCATCCTGTTTGCGTGTATCGTACTATCCGCCTTTCGGATGGATGGATTGGAACCCATCTTTCCTAGGGGTGTTTACGAAGGCAACTTCGGAGTTAACGGGGATGACATAATAGTACCGACCCGCATTTGTGGGAAGGTACTACGTCTCCTCGAACTCCTTGGTTTCCAAGTAAACGAGGATAAGACCTTTGTAGAAGGTCCATTCCGTGAGTCCTGTGGTGGTGATTACTTTCAAGGTAAAAACCTTCGAGGGGTCTACGTTAAAAGACTCTCCGAGCCGCAAGACTTATACGCTGTAGTTAATCAGCTTAACCTGTTTTCAACAAAGACAGGAATTCCCCTACCGGAGACTGTGCAGCACGTTCTCTCACGAGTACGGTTTCTGCCAGTCCCGTTTTGGGAGAATGACGATGCCGGTATAAAAGTACCTTACAGCATAGCTGAGGCCTTTGTGGGTAAATGTCGCGACACTCAGAGTATTTTATACTCTGCGTGGACCGCAACGCCCCCGCAGCGCATCAGAATCTGTGATAAGTACCTTATCGTACCGAAATCGTCTAAGCGTAGGATATTCAACCTCTCAGGGTTGTTTATATCGTTTCTACAGCGATCGGTTAACTCTCAATCTATCCCTATCTTACCAGAGAAGGCTAGATATAAGAGGAAGCGTCGAGTTGCGCCGAACTGGGAACAGGTTGTCCTCTCTGGGACATTCTTACCTGAAACGGCTAGCTCGTTAACGATCCAGCTTTATAAGAGCTGGTTCGACTGGGAGCGGTGGAATTCCGCTACCTATTTCAACCTATATGGTTGATTAGGTCCGAGGTTTTAA